ACCGTCATGCCGCCGAACTCCGCGTGACGCTGCGTGTCAGGAACCCACGTCTTGACGCGACTCTCAGGTTCCGGGGACTGCTTCGCGGCCTCTTCGCGAGCCCACATCGTCGCCTTGGCACCGAGGGCCGCTCCGAACGACTCGATGTGCCTGTCACGGAGCGCCAGAGCGTCCTTCACCCCGAACTCCTCGATCTCCGTGCGGATCGTGTCGTTCAGGGCCTTCGCGAACCCGTCAGCCGTGGCCGCGAGGTAGTTCCGGACCCGGTTCATGTCGAACTGGCCGCCGAGCTTGAACGCGTAGATCGACCCCTCGGTGCGGACGATCTCCTGCATCAGCTCGTTGATGTTGTCGCTGAAGCGCTTGTCCCACACCTCCCAGTCTGTCTGGGCTTTTGCCATCAGGCCCCGCTGGAGGCGGTTGTAGTGCTTCACAACGACGCTCTTGGAACGGTCGATGTTCTGTAGCTGCCGCCCGAGGTCCGCTTGCTGGGCGGGATGGAAGGTCGCTTTCGTGAGCGCCTTCGGCAGTTCGGCCGGCGTGTCCGACTGGCGCCCAGAGCCGTCCTGCGGAGGGCCGTTCGGGTCCTGAGGGCCCATCACCTGCGGCGAAGGCTTCGGATTGTCCCCCACGATCACGTTCATCGGTGTAACAAGCTCGTCGCCGCCGTCGATCGGCGGGAGATTCAGCTTCGCCCGGGCCTCATCCGTCGTCATCACCGCACGCCCGGAGGCTGCGACGAGGGTCTTCAGGCGCTCGTCGCCCATCAGCTTCTCGTCCAGGTTGAACTCGAAACAGCCGTCAGTCCAGTCGTAAACCCGCACCAGGATGCGCTGATTCAGCATCTTGGTGAACTCCTCGCAGTAAGGCGGGAGCGTGTCCGAGTAGAACTGCGATTGGGCTTCGGCGAGGTTGTCAGCGAGACCAACCATCCCGAGCGGAACCCCGTAGACGGCTGCGACGCGTTCGATCGCCCACCGGCGGACGCTCATCATCTCAGCGTCCTTCGGGTTCACACCGAACGACCGGAGCTCCATGCCCTCCTCGAGCACCACCGGGCTCTTGTTGCGGCGGCGCATCCGGTTCGTCAGGTCCTCCTCGAACCCTCTGCGCGCCTCATTCGACCATTCGGGGGCCTCGAGAGGCCGGAACACCCATGCGGGCTCCGTCAGGCCGGAGTTCGCAAGCTCCACCGTCGCTTGCTGCAGCGCGGCGTCCTCAGCAATCACCGCGCGCAACGTGTCCAGCCTAGAGGACCCCATCCGCGGGTCGAGTGGGTTCTGGCCGTGCCAGTGCAGCATCTGATCCGGCTGGAAGTCGATCCAGGTGCCGTCGATACGCCACACCCGATAACCCTCCGCGCGGAAAAGGCTCGAACCCCGGACCTCCACCATGTGCGCCGGCACCCAGTTCAGGCTGATCTGGCCACCCGGCGCAGCGCTGATGACCGAGAAGGCGTCATCGAAGATCAGGAAGTCCTTCATCATCGACCGGATCCACGCGTCCGCCGACGTCTCCTCGTTCGGATACCGGAGGCTCAGGGCAGCCGGATGGGTTGGGTCGGGCTGGCGCTCGTCCTCGCTGATCTCCTCGTACAGCCGGAGGTCCAGCTGGCCGACGTTGCGGACGATGACGTCCACGACCGTCCTCACGGCCGGCGAATTCGTGTAGATCCACGCGTAATTCGCGGACTTCGCGGTGTTGTAGGCGTCCTGGATGCGCTGCCGGTTCCCGCCCCCGAGAAGGGGGAACGGGGCGATCTGGCGGTTCGCCAGGGCGTCAACGACCGCCGGTGTGCCCGTCAGGGCCTTTTTACGCCAGGGAAGCCGCATATCTGTCCTCGTACACCGAACGGGCGGGCTTCGCGCGGTTGGAATGCTCCACAACCATCGCCGCCGCCGTCAAGGCGTCGATCACTCGCCGGTCCTGGGCCCGAACGTTCGAACGAACCGTAGAGGGCCGATCGAAACGGTAGTCCCCGCCGGGCAGTCGACGGGCAACAGCGTGTAGCACGTGGCTACGAAGGTCTGGGCAACCGGTATGCCTAAGCGTTCCGTTCCGTAGACCGTCCATGAAGGCGTTGTAGTCCGCGACCATCGCCTTATTGCCCTGCTGCCTGTCGATGACAGTGACATTCAGCTCATCCTCGATCCACGCCGCGATGTCCTCGGCGTTATGCACGTCCATCACGACCGTCCGGAGCCGGAACTGGTCCTGAAGCTCGAGGACCGCGTCCTTGATCACGTCCGGATGCATCGACGTGCCGTCCCGCGGCGGCACAAGCACCTTCGCCGGGCCCAACAGCCGGTACTTCTGGCCCTGAAACAGCGGAACCAAAGCCGTGGTGTCCCACTTGAACGCCACATCCAGCCCCGCGTCGATCTCCGCGCCGGCCGGGAACTCGTCTTGTACCTGGGCGTCGTCCCATTCCTTGTCCGTGATCGCCGACTGGACACTCCGGGTGGGCCGGTTGCACTTCAGGCGCTTCCACTCACCCAGATCACGGGTCGGAGACGCGAAATCCTCCGCCAAAGTCGCCTCAGTGATCGTTGACAGCGGATTCGCGGCCTTCACAGCCGCCATATCCGAGCAGGCCTCCTCCGACGGGACCATCCACTCATGAAGGATCAGGCCCGGCCCCTCAGCCCTCAAATGGGACCCGACCCTCTCCCGCTTGGTCGCCCTGCGGCGAATCTCGTCCCGAGTGTTCTCAAACGGCGTCTCAGGCTCCCCAGCCGTCGAAATCGTGATGATCTGAGCCCCACGCTTCCGCAACTTGCCCTTCCACAGCGTGTACAGCCGCATGTCGTCATGACGATGAAGCTCATCGACCAGGGCGTACGGGTACGGGATCACGCCATCCCCCGTCTTCGGGTCAGCGGCGAACACCTCGATCCCCGTCCCCCCATTCGCGAGGCTCCGGATCAGCTTGTAGCCCCCGAACGCCTGAAACCGCGTCTTCAGCTCCGGTGTGCGCTCGATGAAGCCAGCGGCCTGGTCGAAGATGATCCTCGCCTGCTTCGCGCTCGAGGCCCCGATCGGGATCCACGGGCTCTCAGAGAAGTCAGCCCCATAGAGAGCGAGCTGAGAGACGAACGTGCTCTTCCCGTTGCCCTCCGGGATGATCCACCACGCCTCCGGAAACCCCTTGAACAAGTCGCCGGCCAACTCGAGCTGCCAATCCTCCGGATCATGCCGCTCGCCATCATCGAAAACCATCCAGCCGGCGTACCGCCTGAAGTGCTCGACCGTGAACGCCCTCAAGACGCCTTCTTGACCCGCGTCCGACCCGGGTTGCTGACGTCATAGAGGCCGGCGAACCCCTCGTCAGCAGATCGCGTCCCATCTTCGAGGCCGTCGAGGTATCGCATCGCCGCCAGTCGGGCATTGTCGTTCTTGCTCTCGCGGGCAATCAGTTTCGCGATCTCGCGCTTCTCATCGACCGTCAGTTCAGGCGTCTTCTCATCCATAGAGCATCAACTGCTCTCCTCCGCCGCGGTTACCGCGCGACACGTTGCAGATCAGGTGAGTCAGCCGCACGTTCGAGGGGTCGTGCGTACCTCCCTCGCTCAGCGGCACGATGTGGTCGATCGAAGCAGACAACGGGTGCGGATGCGACCTGGCACCAACCTTCCGACCGCAGATCCCGCAGCGGTTTCCGTCACGCTCTCGGATCTCCTGGAGCGAACCAACCTTCGCGCCGACCTTCGCTGCGCGCCGCTTGTGATCCGTCAGTCGGCGATGATGACGATGCCCGCACCTATCGCTACAGAACCGCTGATCCTCGCGGGCAGTCTCGAAGGTTGCACCGCAATCGCCACAAACACGCGTCTGCTTAGGCTTCGCGCGGTTCTTGGCGTACCACTGGCGGTGATACCCGGGATTCTTGGCCCGCCACGTCGGCCGATACGTCGCGGAATAGTCGGGGTTCGCCGCACGCCAGCGGCTCTGCGCCTCACGCTGCCGTTCTCGTGCGCAGGGTTCACAGTCCAGGCGCGGTCGGCCCCGGCCTTTGCGGACAGGAAGCTCTACGCCACATCTACGACAGCTGCGAGTCGTCATTCTCAGAAATCGGAGCTTTCTTTCCGCTGCGC